GCAGCATGACTAAGATGGAAAAATTCATCCTCGACAACTGGAAAGAATACGAACGCACTTGCAAGGCTGAGTGTAAAACAATGGCTCGTGTAACAGGCCACAAACGCAACTCATGGATGCACGAAAAGAATGTTTATTATGGCAAGCCGTCGAAGGCTCGAGAATATCCTCGAGACATTAAGACAGAAGAGAGATGCCTTCGTCTCGTCAATCTCCACAAAGAAGGACACTCTTGGCAAACGATCGCGGACATCGTGGGGATTAGGATTCAAAACGTGGCACGAATACTCAAGCAGCGAGGATACACGCCAAATGTCTGATCCAATTAAATCACCAGATCATTACGCTCAGTTTCCAATCGAGCCGATCATATTCATCCAACGCAACCGCTTCGAGTTTTGGAGAGGCAACGTCATCAAGTACGTGTGTCGAGCCGGACATAAAGACGATGAGATCAAAGATCTACAAAAAGCAAAAAGATACATCGAAATGCGAATAAACGAATTAGAAGGGAAAGAAATCAATGAATAACTATCTACCTACGGACTATCAGGCATTCATCCACACTTCACGATACGCTCGTTGGATTGAGGAGGAAGGCCGTAGGGAAACTTGGGCAGAGACAGTGGATCGCTACATGACAAATGTAGTTGGAGATAAAGTTAAGCCAAAGATCCGCAATGAGATCGAAGAAGCAATCCTTAACCTTGATGTCATGCCAAGCATGAGGTCTCTCATGACTGCAGGTGAAGCACTCGATCGTGACAACACTGCAGGTTACAACTGTTCATACACGCCTATCGATCATCCTCGATGCTTCGATGAGGTTCTATACATCCTACTTAATGGAACTGGTGTCGGCTTCAGCGTCGAAGAACAGTTCGTTAACAAACTCCAAGGCATACCACATACACTTTACGAGTCCGGTAACATCATCAGTGTCGCTGACTCAAAAGAAGGTTGGGCCAACGCTTACAGACAACTGATCGAGCAACTGTTCGAAGGCAAGATCCCTAAGTTCAATGTCTCTCGAGTTCGCCCTGCAGGTTCCAGACTGAAGACATTCGGTGGACGTGCGTCTGGACCACAACCACTTGTGGATCTGTTCGATCATACCATCGTGACTTTTCAGAAAGCAGCCGGAAGAAACCTGACGCCTCTCGAAGTCCACAGTATAATGACAAAGATTGGTGAGGTAGTTGTTGTCGGTGGGGTCCGAAGGTCAGCCATGATCAGCCTCTCAGACTTAGGTGACACTGAGATGCGTGAAGCCAAAAGTGGCGAGTGGTGGACAGACAATCCGCACTTTGCTCTAGCCAACAACTCAGTAGCCTACCAAGGAAGACCAAGTCACAAGCAGTTCATCTCAGAATGGGATGCTCTAGTTGCATCAGGATCTGGAGAACGTGGCATCTTTAATCGTAAGGCTGCACAGGATCGGTGTTTAGCCGATGGCAAGAGAGATCCAGAAGTTCAGTACGGCACCAATCCGTGCAGTGAGATCGTCTTGGCTCCTCACCAGTTCTGCAACTTGACTGAGGTTTGTGTTCGTCAGGGTGACACCATGGACGCGATCTGTCGTAAGGTTCGCTTGGCTTCGATCTTAGGTACAATCCAAGCATCCTTCACCTACTTCCCCTACCTACGTCCGATCTGGAAAGAGACGACAGAGAAAGAGGCTTTACTGGGCGTCAGTATGACTGGGATCATGGACAGTGCGTTGACAAACGGCAAGCATCCAAACCTAGCAAGCAGACTCGATATGTTCAGAAGGATCGCTGTAGATACAAATGAATACTATGCGAAGAGACTTGGCATCAATAGAGCGGCTGCAGTAACTGCCGTGAAGCCGTCGGGAACTGTAAGTCAACTGTGCGACACTGCGTCGGGGATCCACGCTCGATACGCTGACTACTACATCCGCACAGTTCGAGGCGACAATAAGGATCCGTTGACTCAGTTCATGATTGACCAAGGAATTCCAAACGAGCCTTGCGTCATGAAGCCTGACCAAACGACAGTCTTTAGTTTTCCAATGAAAAGCCCTCAAGGATCTGTCACTAGGCACGACATGACTGCAATCGAACAGTTAGAGATGTGGCTGACGTATCAGCGACACTTCACCTGTCATAAGCCTTCAGTGACTATCGATGTACTTGAGGAAGAGTGGCACGAAGTCGGTGCATTCGTCTTCAAGCATTTTGATGAGATGTCTGGTGTCTCTTTCTTGCCGAGGTTTGAGCATACATACCAACAGGCACCTTATCAGGATTGCTCAGAAGTGGAGTACGAGGCAGCAAAACGAAAGATGCCTAGTCGTATCGACTGGTCGAAACTAACAGACTACGAGAAAGAGGACACAACTAAGGGGAGTCAAACCATGGCTTGCGTGGGTGGCGTCTGTGAACTCGTAGACATCGAAGCAGCATAACGAGAGGCCCTTCGGGGCCTTTTTCATTCAACAGGGAAATAACAATGTTCACAGTAGAAACTGAGGGCAACTACACGAAAGTTGTCGCCATGGATACTACTGGTAAATTTGAGGATCTCGAGATCTACTTCGAAGAGAATGGTAGCGTTTACTTTCGCCAGTGGGCCGAGGATCTGAAGCAGTTCCAAGTATCAATATTATCTTACAACCAATTTCTATCTTTGGTGTCCTGTCTGGATGCTACGGACGGAATGTTCGAACTTAAATTACAGGAGAGTCCAAGTGTTAAGAAAAAAGAAGGCGATTGAGGTCAATGCGTACATGCCCTACGGCTTGAAGGACTTGAACATCGTTGCACCGTTCATGAAGCCCAGTAAGAAACAGTATCCAGAAGTGGCGAGTTGCTATGGGCTGAGAGAACTTCAGAAGAGATCTCTAACGATCAAAGCGTGGCAACACATAGACATCAAACAAAGCGATGGGACAGTGTCCTTCGATGTTACGAGTGAGAAGTTCTTCGGGTCCGATCAACATCCTTCACATTTAGAAGGCGTACAGGTGATCAAAGTTGTGCCACCGATCACACTTACTTGTGACGAGGATCTCGACTGGATCTCATGCCCTACTCCTTTTGCAAACCATCCGTTAAACATCCTCAGTGGCATCGTGAACTTTAAGTATGACCATCAACCTAACTTCTTCATCTACTTTGACGCAAAGAAAGAACTAGAGTACACCATCACTCCGTTGACGCCATTGTTCCATTTAGTTCCATTGGCAGATCGACCTGTCAAAGTGAACTACATCTACGACTGGAACGAAGGCGTAAAGATTAGAGAGAAGTTTAGGATCTGGCCTAAGTACAATTTGTATAAAAAGATAAAAGCCATTAGAGGTTAATACTATGATTACTTTTTTTGAAAATGGTGAAAAGAAACCATCACTAAAGACTGTCCAAGATCTCGTGGATGGCTATGTGGAACTCATAAACATACCGAACAAGCCAGACTGGCAGATGCTAGTCAATGAAGACGGTAGAATGAAACAACTACCTTATAACGAGGAAGCATCAGAATTATGTGGCAGACCAATCGTAGGCCATGCAGTCATATTGAAGGGTGATGCTAGATTGACTTAGATGTGGTGGGGGAACGGCTGTCCAGACTAGCCGATCACACTCGTTCCCCCTTGAATACCGAAGTATTCGTTTCCTATGTATACCTTTTGTATCCAATTTCCAACATGTATCTTTTTGATACTAAAAAACACTGATCACCGTAGTGACCAGTGCTAAGTTAGAGAGATACGGATCACCGTTCCTTTCTGGGTTTGCCAGATCTACTGCACCATTTGTTGGGCAGCGATCTGTGTTTTTTTCACTCTGTTTCGAAAGCCGTTCTCGAAGTGTTTCCACGCCTCGATACGTTTGTAAAATGCCAGACGGTTCTCAGAGAACTTCTTGATGAACTCTGTTTGATCCATAGAGTTGATTGCAGCGATTGTCTTCGGGCCTATAAGGCCATCGACTACAGTCCCTGCCGTTTCTTGGGCGATTTTCACACTGCGTCTGGGACCCGAGTGAACTGCAAGATCGAAAAGCAAGAGGTCGCAACCGTCCTTGAGTTCGTCTGCGCGTACTTGCGCCCAGTATCGCTCTTTGTAAATTGGAGCCACGTCCTCTACTTTGAGATCTCTCATTTCCTGTTCAGTGACTTCTCGGCCTACCCAGTTCTCGTAAGTTTTCTTGGTGACACCCATGTTAGTTATGCCACCGCTGTCGTGTTTCAAATTCGCAAATCCACCTTCTGATTTGAGGATCTGCGCTAGACACTCGGTCCAGTTATCTTTCATATTAATACATCCTATTGCAAGGGTTGGTTGGGTAAAGAGAAAGAGGCAAACAAGCCACCTCTTCATCTATTGAAACCTCTCATCGCTCGGAAACCGAACGAACTTGCGATTGAGGCGTACATGCCCCAAGTCACCCAGTCTGGGCATTTCTGCAAGTTCTCGAAGCCTTGAGCCATAAATGGTTGAAGTGCAGGGATGAAATTGGCAGCAAGGATCAAGACGAAAACACCAGTCCACAGTTCATCTTTAAAACTGTCCTTAGATGCGTTGATGGCTGCTTGCTCCCAGTTAATCTCACCAGTTGCAAGTTTCATCTTAGTCTCAGCCTCGGCTGCTTTCACCTTTGCTTTACTATCAATGAAGGTCGTGGCGAGGTTTGCCACACTTGTTACTATTCCTAGCATTTGCTCTTTCCTTTACTTGATTGCGAAGAAGTAGAGAGCGGCTCCGGCTGCAGCTATGCCTATTGTCACAATACCTGCAATCGTGACCGCCTCGATCATCTCTTGTCTTTCTCTCTCCGCACGTAGACGTTCTTCTTTTCTTTTGCGTCTCGCTTCTGCCTGATAGTTCATCCAATCCTCTTTTAAACCTGCGCGACCTTGGTAGATCATCACCTGTATTAATTGTTCTTCAGTTTCTTTGATTTTCTCGAGCGCAAGGAACTCTTCCAGATCTTGCGCCTGAGTATTTTTCAACTGAGCCATAAACCCAGTTCTCTTTTTCTGTACCTTCTCCTCTAAAGCCGATTTGCTTGCAACGATTGTCCCGATCTGTGAAGCACAGTCGGCTAAAGATCTCCCATTTTGTAGAAAACTTTTGACGGTCGTGAAGGCTGCGTTGCAAGCGGCTAGTTCCGCTAACATATATTACCTCACAGTTTAGTGTAGCCAAACTCCACAAAGTCGTCGTGGAAGTGAGTGTT